GATGTAAGCCATGGAATCGCCGAAAGTTGATATGATGGAACATCCGATGGGCCTGGGGAAGGATATTGCATACTCCCAGTTGCGTTATAATATGGCATCTCTACTCATCTCCCAGCATCTCGTTTAGAATTCTATCAATCCTATCCGTCTTTGTGAAAATATTTTTTATCTCTTCGTCAGACAGCTCTCTGCCCTCTGACATCATAAAAGCGCCGGGAGTAGACGGCTCAGAGACGAAATCCCAGCATATAAGCTGAAAGTCATCCTGGACAACCTGCGTGTCTCCCTGTCGCTTTGTGGTTCCAACACCTCGAGAAGAGATGCCTAATGTGACACCAGACTCGATTAAACTCTGAAGTATCTTGCCAGATGGCGTGTTAAGTATTTCAACCGTACCCACGACTGCATCACCGTCCATTGTGGCATCGCGAACGATGTGGGAGACGTTCTTTAGTTCCACCACAGATGAATCTGGATGGTCAAGTTCACCTAGTGAACGACCCTCGCGAATAAATTTCTGATAGTTCATAATCTCCCGCTGGAGTATAGGTAGTGGATACACTCGTCCATTTTGATTGAGAGTGTTGGCCTTCTGCAGCACACCCCTCATCACCACCTTTCCGTCATTCTCCTCGATCGATTCCTTAATCATCTCGGGTGTGTACTCAAATATATTGTACTCTGTTAAAAGTTTCATGACCTAATTTCCTCGATAAGTTTTATAAAGCTAAGATGATGACCAACATTTGTATCATTGATCTCATGCACGCTATTAGACTCCAGCATCGCTGTTGCCCTGCTAAGCTTGTCATTTATAGCACTATCACTATTAAGACTGATATACTCGCTGATCGCAGTCTTGGTGTCTTTTCTGATCTGTTCCATAAGGTCCAAAGTGGCGCTGCTGTCACCCTCGATGGCAACTATGTACCGCTTAATTAATTCCTGCTGCCTCTCATTTAGGACACCTTGGTATTTCTGCGAGATTTTTTCAGTCATTATAGAAACGATGGTATCATTAATATCTAGATTCTTTTGATCCTCAAGCTCTACAGTGTCAGCCCTTTCAGACATAATCCATACGGATAAGTTATCCTCTAGCTCCGCCATCTGTGCAATGTCAATGTCACTGCCTCTCCATTCATTTAATAGAATCTGAATCGTGGCGTATGCCTTATAGTCATCTACCTGCTGGTTAAAGAATGTGGGATCCTGTAGCGAGTAGTTTATCTCTCTAATCAGCTTCGACTTTTCAGAGCTAAGCTCTTTTAAGTTCAGGCGACGGGTAGCGGACCTGGCCTCAGAAATTATTGAGCTTACAACATTTCCGGATGAAACCCGGGTCGTCAGCAGAGAATTAAACAGGCGAAATTCCCTGTATATCTGTGTGCCGGCTTTGAACCTCCGATTTAATATCCTAATAGCCTTTTGGGCATCGCCCTCGCGATTCTCCACTAGGGCACGAGAGATATATCTTACCAGAAACTCATAGACCAGTCCCACATTTCTTTTTTTATTGTGTGACTTACTCATTATCATCATCCTTTTGGTTATCTGTTTCCTCAGTTAGCACAGACGGCTGACTTTGCTTTTTTATACCTATTGACTTCTCAAGGGTTTTTAATGTAGACTGCATCTCTTGTGACATGCGGGTGTGATCTTTAATCTTAGAATCATAAAATGCGCTCAATAAGTTGTCGGGCCTTTCAGACTCATTAAAGTTTATTGACCTGAGGGGGTTGGTGCTATCATCTCTAATGCGGCCGTATGGATCAGATAGCGACGGATCTCTCGCCGAGAGAGCGGATGCAAAATCTGGCATGTGTGTCGCCGCACGCTTGTTTCTACCATGCCTCTTTTTTGCATTTTTACGGACACGTGCCACTGGATCGATTGGCTTTGCTGGCTTCTCGTCATCATCATCTTCAAGGAGTTCACCCATCTTAAGCTGACCGGCAAAGAGGCCTTCAGGTTCCTCCTCAGCGGCAGGCTCATCAGCTACAGGCTCCTCATCGGCCGGGGCGTCGTCGGCGAAATCATCGCCTGTGTCCTCGGTCGGAAGTGATACAGACTCAACCTCAAGATCCCTAACCTTATCAGCCTCTTTCTCAGTTTCAATATTGTATATCTCTTTCTTTGTCAGTCCAAGAATATTACGCCTGATATAATCCCTAGATAGCATGCCTTCAGGCGCGCCACCCGCAATTTCAAACTTAGTCCTATAAAGCTCTAGTTTCTGCTGCTGGGCTATCGTCGATGGATTCGATAACTGGATATCGAAATTAAGCAAATCCTCTCCTGAATAGCCATGAGAGAATAGGTGGACAATTGCAAGCTTGTTCAGCTCGGATATTATTACACGCTGAATAGCATTAATAGTCCTAGAGAACCTAATATCCTCCTGTGCCAGGGTTGCCTTAGATGATAGCATCTCATCATAGCCAAGATAAGCGCGTGGAACCTTCAGCGCGGCGAACAGTTTCTTTTGAATGTACTCGACGTCCTCGATGGCCGTGACATTGGTGCCACCTGCAAGTGTGTCAATCTTAGTTCCAGATGACTCTCCACGAACTGGTAGGAAGTAGTCCTCGTCAACGCTGAGGGGGTTGTATCGTAGATCAACACGGCCGGTTGACTTGTCCATAACTTGGTTGCTTCGCAAAGCAGCCTTAGCCTGCTCCATATAAAGTGGAATATCCTCAGGGCTGACATTTCCCACGTCTATATAAAAGACACGACGCTCAGGTGACCTGACGACACGATAGACAAGCATAGCGTCCTCAATAAGAATCAGCTGGCGCCATATTCTACGGGCGGCCTCCAGTATAGATGAGCCGTATGGTAGAAAAGCGTCATTACCCAAAATTCGGAAGTGTGAAATCTGCCAGTTCTCTAGGGGCTGGTTTCCCTGCGTGACCCACCTGAACCTGGTCGCCAGTGGATCCTCTGGATCGAAACCCTCCTCACGCTCTATCTCATTAACTGGTATTGGAAATGCATTGACAACGCCGTAGTCTGGTGAAACATCATTAAACAGGAAGAAGTCTCCGTACTTGCAGAGGTTCCTAGCCCAGGACGTAATATTAAAATCGATATTGAGCGTGTCATAAAACAGCTCCTCTAGAATATCCTGGATCTTTGAATTGTCTGACAGGATATGCAGGACACGACCCTTGTCATCCTGGGATGCGATCTCATGTGAGTAGATATCAAGGGCGCTGGCAATCTCAGGTGTGTACTCCATCTCAGAGAAGTCTGCGTATCGTGCCATCCGATCGTACTGACCATAGGCATTTAGCGCATTACTATAAATTGCGCTCTGCGACTTCTTAAATAGATCAAGAGCAGACGAGGCATTTACAGCCTGTCGCGTTTTTATCTTGTGCTTTACTACCGGACCGCTTCTAAAGAGTCGAGTTAACTGTTTAAAGAGTCCTGGGTTTTTATCAGACATATCCTGCTCTCAAATTTGCATCGAGCTTGTGCTACTATAAATTAATTATAACGCTCGCAATGTTAAACTATATCAAATTAACCACTTAAATTTCTTTTTTAGCTCTTCATCTGTCGCAAACTGTGGTTTACTGTAGTCTTTGGGAGGGGAAAATGGGTTGACAGTCGGCTTAACTTCACTTCCGCTATTCTTAACATCAGAAAACTGGTGTGACTGTGTTGACATTCCTGACAACATGGCATCATTCAGCACCTTGCCGAACTTGGAGCTATCAGCTGATGTGTCAAAAAGCCACAACCCAATTGCCAGGCTAATAACCAGGTCGTCATTCTTGCCCTTCATAGCCTGTGCCTTTCCACCGTGATATATAAATGACTTTATCTCCTCGTAAAACCTGCTGGAATACATCTTAACCTGTTTGTTCCTGACAACCTCTTCTAGTTTTGCCAGAATCTGCATTCGACTCTTGCCGCTAGTCGTAAAACCTGCCTTTTGCTCATCCTCAACCGGACTGTAGCCGAACAGGTGGAGTCCCTTTGATTTTGGATGATATATCCTAGGATACTCTAGGTCACGAATCTTAACTAGGGTCGCGTAGCCAAATGAGTTGTTCTCAGGGCACAGCAGCGCCGTGTTATACTTCAATCCTATCTCCACAAGTAACTCGCCAAACCTATCAGGTGGTATTTTTCCCTTGTACTCAGCAACTACCTCATCGTCTGTCACATCAATCACATGAAAGGCAGAAAAGTCCTTACCGTCGCCACGGGCGACGTCGGCGGATATAACGTACTGATGAGATGAAAGTGGATGTTTCCACACCCAGACATTCCTATCAGCACCAATTCTATCCAGAGGGGGCTTCACCATCAATCTAAGGTACTCGATCTCCTCCATAGATAGGAACGTATCTCCTGATGTCACGAAGTCACACAGGAGCTCCTGAGCCACCCTCCTCTTAGAACCTAAATTCTTGGCCTGCTGGTCGAACCACTCCTGATCGTACTCAGGGTGCACGTCCCACGGAAGCCGGATCGCATTAAACTCATTAATACCGGATTCGGCGTCTGTATACAACTGGTGATACATGCCACCGACGCCATTAGGCGTAGATATTAATATAGCCCGTCCACCCGTAGACAGGGTAGGATACAGGCCTGTCCACAGCTCGTCGAAATTCCTAACAAATGCAGCCTCATCAACTATCAGCAGGCTCAGCGCCTCTGATCGGCCGGCGTCGTCTGATGTAGGAATGGCCTTAATTGAAGAGCCGTGGTTGAACTCGACCGACTGCCGATTATTTGAAACTACCTCTGGGAGCACAAGCCACTTTGGAAGACTTCGAAGTATTCCCTTAACCTTCTTCATAAAGTTAACGGCAATATCAAGCTTATTAGCAATAATCAGTATCTTCTTGTCCTTGTGAAACAAGGCCAGCCACACTGCATATGCAGCTGTCAGGGTAGACATGCCAAGCTGCCGACCTTTCAGTACAATATTAAACCTGTGTTCTAGAAACTGTTTCAGGCATTCATCCTGAAACTTGTATGTGTTAAAGTCTACTGTTCCACGTGATGTGTGAACAATTTTAACGTATTGATTTATAAAGTACGCCGGGTCTTTACCACAGCGAATAATCTCCTTGACCTGTTTTTCCTTATTAACTGGCACAATTAAAGATTGTTGTCCTTCTGTAGTAGGCTCTGCGAAGCGGTGTGTACTGATTGAAATAAATTATCTCAAGATCATCGTCAGATGTAATCTCCTTAAGTGTCAGAGATTCTCCTGTTGCGTCCTTAAACAGCTTCTTAATATCAGCTGCCCTCTTGTTGACGACCTCTGCTGACTCAACGTCTAAATTTCTTCGCTGCTCATGAAGTGACTTCTCGCTAGCGAATGTGACAATTGTTGTGTACTTAAATGTGAGAGTGTCCTCACCAGTAAGTTTTACGTTTAAAGCGCTAGAGGCCGACTTAGGTGTTGAAGAAACTCCCCACGTATCATTTATGATCTGACCTATTGTATTTGTTTGTTGCATCGAAAGCATTGGTAGTCTCCTATTTGATATATATTACTTCATCGCGCCTTGATACTAATTGATCTAGGCTTTCTATTTTTTATAACACCGGTGACCTCTTCAGGGGACGGTCTCCACGAATCATTCCAGCGGGCAGCATTTAAATATGCCCAGTCATTCGCACAGGGCTCACAGCACTCAAATTTCTTATAAACAACTGCGTCTAATTTACTGTCCATGACAATGCTACAGACTGGACAAAAAAGAGGAATGTGAAACGCCTGTTTCTTCGGCTTTATCACAAAAATATCGTGATCTAGTTCCTGAACAATTCTTGTTTCGTCAAACTCTCTCCACTCACTCGGCGAGGACATACGAATCAATTCCCTTCTTTCCAATCTCAATCACATTATCGGCCACATCCTTAATGCCGTCGACGTGTGTTATCACCAGAATATTTTTAAACCACTTCTTAAGAGATGTTAAAAGTAAATTACAAGCTGTTATTCTATTTTCATCCAGCGTTCCAAATCCCTCATCAATAATCATGATATCTGGTTTTGGCAGCGACGAAATATTAAGAAGCGCGACCCTGATCGCAAGCGAAGAGATCATTTTTTCCATACCGCTGGCCAATTCTATTATCCTCCTAGTATCTCCATAGTTGATAAAAATATCTGCCCTATTGCTATTGTGTATGTCAAATTCTACGGTAAAGTCAACGACACCATTTAATATCTTTGCTATTTCGGCATTAATAATGGGTAACTGAGAAGATATTATCTGTGCAGGAATTCCCTTCTTGGATACGGCCTTCATAAAACTCTGGTAGATATTCCACTTAGAACGAAGTTTGGTGTAAAGCCGCATCTCTTCCTTTGTCTTTTTAATAAATGCATTATTCTCACCCAGAGATGTAGCCAATGATATCCTAGTCGCATCACGAGTGTTTATATCGGAGTTAATCTCATTTATAAGTCCGCGTAGCTCGGACACCTCATCCCCTGACTCATCTGTAGTCACGACAGATCGCATCTCTGCAAGGTCATCGGAAAGCTTTTTAGATTTTTCTGTTAAGATCCTATCCTCTATTTTTAATGACTTAATATCAAGCAAGAGCTGAGCAATTTCATTTCTGCATTCACGTTCCCGCTTAAGAAGCGCCTCGTACTTAGCTATTTTATCCTCTGTCCCCTTGGCTACATACTCAGACAGTTTTTTCTCTAGCGTCTCAAGACGCGTTAGCATCTCAGCTATCTTAGTTTTTTGTTCCACCAACAGATCCCTATTGTTGTGTGAATTTTTAATAAACTTACAGGTAGGAAAACTATCGCCGCAAGGTACATCATCCAAAATCTTAATCGATTTTTTCCTGCTATTGAATGTCAGCAATTCCTTCTCATAAACATGTCGAACTGTTGTGATTGAATCCTTGAGACCATTTTGAGACTCAAATTCAGCGCGGAGCTCCTCAATAGGAAACTGTACCTTTACATTCTGAATCTTTTTTATTTTCTCAGACAAAGTGTTCATATCACTATTTTTTAACTGCAGCGTTGTAGTATTTTCGTTAATAGAGTCTAAGATGCTATTTAAAACACCCTCCACCCTCACGATATCTGCAGGTGTGACAAGATCAGCTGTATCTAATTTTTCTAACTTACCCTTCAGGTCAAAAAGACGTGCTCGACTAGTGGCAAGGCCGGATTCAATTCCCTTAATCTCTTTTCTTATCTTTTTATTATCGGCACGCTTCTCACTAATCAGACTGCTCCAGTCACTGTCAGGTGCTGACTGCAGCTGTGCCTTAATGTCTGCGGAGTCTTTTTTAGCATACTCAAAAATCTTTTCAAAAATTACAAGGTCAAGAAATTTTGTCAGAATCCTCTTCCGATGTGTTGCACCCTCCTGGATAAATCTGTTCATTTCACCTTGGGATGCGAATGATGTCAAAAGAAAATCATCGGCAGTACCGATTAAATTTCGGATCAATTTTTCAGTCATTGTCCTCTGCTCACCT